GGTGTATTTTTTTGTATTTTAACATTACCTGCAAAAGTTGCGTTTGTAGCGTGAACATTTACATTATCCCATCTTTTATCTGATGAACCTATGTATAAAGTTTTACCTGTATCAGTAGTTGGTCTTATATATGAATTGTCTCTTGACATATACAAACCATACCCATGCATCCTAGTGTATGTTGAATCACTAAATGTTGCTGATATGTAATTATCATTACTATTATCACCGGTAGTTATTGTTCCTGCAAAAGTTGCATTGGCACCTGTTAAACTTAAAGGTGTTTTATCTAAAGAACTAACTGTTGATGTTCTGAAGTTTATTGATTGACCCACTGTGTTGTGGTCTATATAAGCTGCTCCTGCACTTTTAAATCTTAAATTATTTTCTGCAAATATTGAGTTATTATTTCCTACTAAAAAAGTTGAAGAAGCGACAGCATCTCCTGTCACATATATACCACCACTTGTAGTTCTCATTTTTTGAAGTGCATTATGGTATAAGTAGTTACCGTCTGCATCAGCTAAATAGTTTAAATCTCCTCCAATGGAAATTCTAAATTCGTTAGCTCCTTCGAACCCGAACTTACTATCAGCATCTCCTGTATGTATTATATAGTCTGGGATATATGTTGTTGTGAAAATTTCAGCATAACTAGGAGCTAATGCTAGTCTTGTTGATCCTCCGGTGTATATTTTTACTGTATCTGTTGCTGTTTCAGCTATATAAGTGTTACTACCTCCGTCCAGATATATTTTTTTAGTAGCCGGTATATTAACGTTTCCCGTAGTATTTACGTTTCCATCTAGATTTAGTGAACCTGTGAAATTATGAATATCATCTGATGTGTCTCCAAAGTTAGTAGAGCCTGATTGGTATATTACAGATGCGCTAACGTATTCAGTATGAAACTCTTGAGCTGTTATTGTGCCTGTTACAGTTAAATCTCCTGTTAATGTATCTGTCGTGTTTAAAAGATACGATGATGTAGACGCATTAAGTGACGTTATGTTACTAGTATTTGAATCTACTTTAGTATTAGTAGCATTACTAGCTGATGTAAAAGAGCCCGATATATCAGATGCTATTTGAGCTGAGGATGATATTATGTTGTTAGGTATATTATCTAGTTCAGTATAATCTGTTGTGAGTCCTTCAAACCTCGTAGCTACCGAAGCTGAAAAAGCTGTATTAGAACCCGATATATCAGATGCTATTTGAGCTGAGGATGATATTATTGTTTTTCCTGTAAGTGTTGAAATTCTGGAGTCTAAAGAGGAAGACATTGACTGTAGGTCAATTCCGTCTACTGTTCCTGAGACTTCTATAGAACCTGTTACACCTAAACTATCACCAAATTGTATAATAGTTCCTGCACTATCTATAAGTTTTTTACCTGATAGTATTTCTACAGTACCTTTGAGTTCTATATTACCAGTATCTGTTTGTATTGTAATATCATCTGCTCCAGTTTCAAGTAATTTTAAACTTTGTCCTGTATCGGTTGTTACTGTTAATACATTAGAAGTAGAAGATATAACCTGTGTTCCGTCTATATATAGTGAACCTGAGGATAGATACAGATCTCTCCATTGTGCTGTTGGAGAACCTAAATCGTAAATATCATGACCATGAGGCATTATATGTCCTGCCATTTGGGTAACAACATCACCGGAGTTATCGACTATCATCGATTTCCCGTTCTCTACTTTAAGTGTTTTTTGATTATCACCAGAACCAATTAAGATTTCTTCTACTATTATCTTTTTTCTATTATTAGAAGCATCTTTAAATTCTATATTACCGCTAGAATCTTTGGTCAATTTAGTTCCACCTAGATCAATAGTAGACCCGGCAAGGTAGATATCATTCCACCTATTGCTAGCAGTCCCAAGATCAAAAGTTTCATTTGTAGTAGGAATAATACTACCAGATACTTGACTTTGGATTTCTATACTACCGGTTAATTTAGGATCAAATATTTTCATTCTATAATGCTCTTACTAAAGTTTTTATTATCCAATTATCACTTGTTACTGTTGCTTGTAATCTCATATTTGCCCCAGAAGTATCGACGCTGAAGGTTACTCCGCTTGTACTACCTATATCACTTGTTGAGTTATCTGTATATTCTACTGATCCTCCGTTATAAATAGCCATTACTGTTCCTGCTCTAGCGTTAGAACCACTGATGCAAGTGTAGTCAAAGAAAGCTCCAGAATAGGAGCCTGTATTAACTGTTGCAATAGTTTCTGTTGACGTTGAATCTACGTCTATATTTTCTTGAAAGCTTAAAAGTGAATTTTGTATTGTGAAATCTTCAGCATATGAAGATGTTAAAGCAATACCCCCAATGTTAACTGCTGCTGTACCTGCAGTTGCTGTATCGAAGTAAACTTTTAAGTTATCTTCGTCTACCATTTCAACTCGTCCAGGGATTATTTGATTATCGTTAGTATCAAATACCTGAATGGTTGGATATTGGTCTCCGATATTATGAGCTAAGGACCAAGTGGTTGCTGCTGTTGATTGAACCAGTCTGATAGACTCTCCATATCCTGCTGACCCTGTTTCTATACCTGTTAATAGTGAACCATCGCCAATAAATGAACCTGAAATTGTCCCTACTACTTCTAAGTCATAATTAGGAGCAGTGGTACCTATACCTACAGGGCCTCCGAATGAGCCTGTTGCGGTTACGGTAAGAGAATTTAAGTTAGCATCTGACCCGCTAACTATTAGTTTTTTCCAGTTCGGCATATTTTCACTATTATGGTTGGTTACAGGTTTGCCTGCCCACTTCCCTTACGGGCCAATAATACACTTATAAATAGCAAAAGAGCCCATAAGGCTCTCTACTTTTTATCTTTTTGTTCTTTGAGTTTATCTGAGAGCTTTACCCAAACTGTGTAAAAGCTTTCAAATTCATCACCTGTATAAGGAGCTTGTCTTAATTTACGCAATACAAACTCTATATCTTGACTGTTAAGGAAGTTCTCCTTCTCTTTCTGTTTACTTAAAATACCCATATAACTAATTTACGAACTCTTATGAATAGATCCAAATATCTCCACCGGTATCTACCTTAATATTTCCGTTTTTTTGGTATTCACTATTGTCTGCATGATTGCTATTACTTAAATCTACAACTGCAGAAGCATAAGCTGTTGTATTTGCTGTAGTTGCTGTACTATTTACTGATTCATTGAAACCCCATCTAGTTATACCAGCATCTGCTTCATATATAAGAGCGTGCCCTGTTCCTGAGCCTTCATCTATTACAAGTCCTCCTTCATCTGGATTGGCTGATCCAGAATTTAAAAGAATAAATCTATCTTCTACTAATAAATTTTGAGTATTTAATGTTGTAGTAGTACCATTAACGACTAAATCTCCACCTACTGTTAAGTTATTGGAAACTGATACGTCATTTGGTAATCCAACAGTTACTGCTCCACCACCACCTACGGTTGTAAAAGTATTTGTTGATAATTCGATTTCTCCAGCTGTTCCTAAGAAAGTTACACCAGTATTACCTTCTGCTGCTGTTCCTGCTGTTGATCCATAATCTACTGATAATACGGTTCCGCCACCACCGGATAAACCTGTACCTGCTACTGAAGTGTTTAGCTGTGTTTCGGTAATTCCACCGTCTATAACTGCTACTGTTACTGTATTTCCTGCTGCTGCAGTAGAAATTGAATTTCCTGATGCAACTGTTAGGTCTTCTGTTAGTAAGTCTATAGTGATATTACCAGTTGAACCTGTTAAGTTTAATTCTGTTACAAGTCCAGTTAAGTTACTACCATCCCCTTGAAAAGAACCGCTAAAAGATCCAGATAAGATTGAAGCAGCACCTGTCGAAGTTATAATTGAAGTACCTAACCCTAATGTTGATCCATTATAAGTAATACCTGAGCTTTCAACTGCGCCTCCAGTTCCTGCTACCAGTATGTTATCGTTAGTAAGTACGGATGAGGTAATCGATGCTAAATGAGCATCCGATCCGCTTACTATTATCTTTTTCCAATTTGCCATGTTATAGTGGGTGTTTTATATATTATAAATATCGTTAATTATTAAATCCAAGAAAGAATTCATTTGAGCCACTATAAAACATTCCACCACTTACAGCAGTAGGTGTAGTATTTTGCGATTTCATTTCTAATACCCCTTCTTTGTTTACTTTTATTTGTTCTTCTCCGTTAATTGATATAGCAAAATAATCTTCTACTCCGTCTAATTGTAGATCAAATGATCCTGATACTTTTATATCATTAGTTGTGGAATAATATGACCCAGTTTGTACAAATATACCATTAATAAAATCTTCTCCTTGAACTGTGAAAGGTCCATCTAAATCTAACGCACCAGATACAGCTAATGACCCGGTTAACTCTTTTGAGCCGGATAAGTAGGAGTCAATCTGTTTCCATTGTATTAATGCCATCTTATTCTATCGTATTTTGCCGCTTAATACTACTTCATCTCCAGAATCTAATGTATACTCAGTTTGTCCTGTCTGCACTACTGCTGTAACATCTGCTCCTGCTTGAGAAACTGTATAGTATATAGCAGGTATTAGTTGTCCGTTAATATATAACTGGAATCTTTCATCTCCTGAGGTAAATCCTGCTGGTATTGTTTCTATGTTCTTATTATTAAATAAAGCTGTATTTGTTGTAACAAAATCTGCTATAAATGTGTTATGTAAAGATACATAGTTAATTTGTTCTGTGGTCATACCAAATCTCTGTACTCCTAAAGCTCCTTGATCAAAGAATCTGTAATCTTGTGCTTTTTCTGGTGTTGAAGATCTAGCTTGTAGTTCTTCTATATCTCCTGCTAACTCCATACCGAATGTTACTGAAGACTTAGAGTAATATTTGTTCATTCCTGCTATAGAAGCATTTATACTGTCAGGTACTATATGTCCATTAAGTATTAAAGTAAAAGTTGTCTTTGCTGCTCTATCTTGACCTTGAGATAATTCAGTAGCTGTAGTATAGCTATCTATTTTAGCTCTAAAACTAAATTTTTCAGGATCTCCCCAATACCCATCAGATGCGTAGTTAATACTTTCTACTATTTTATTCATCTGCTCTATGTAATCAGTAAATATTACACAAGAGTAACTTAAAGTAACATATTCAGGTACAATTATACCGTAATACTCTTCTACAGGTATTCTATTTGTAACAACACTAAATCTATCATATACATTTTTCTTAGAGAACTGTTTTTTATAAATTCCTGCTGTTAAAGGGTTGTTAGGATCTACCTTATTACCTAAAGATCTATTCTTTTCTACAGAATCCCTTTTAAACATAATTAAAGGAGCTTGTTTTTTGCCGTTTTTATCTCTATAAAATCCATCTTTTTGTACAGACTTCCATCTCTCTGGAGATCCGTATAGGATAGGTACGTTTATTTTAGCTCCGTTCTGTTGTACTGAGGGTTTAATTACTTCTTTAAAGTAATATATAATAGTTTCATCTATATCACGTAATCCTACAGTAAATCTTTTTACCGTATCGTTTTTTACTGTTCTCTGGTTTTCTCTTTTCTGTCTATTAGGTACCGGTGGTTTTCCTGTAGGGAGTTTCGTAGTAATTTGCTTTTGCAATAACTCTGATTGTTTTTTAGGTATTGGTTTCTTTCTTCTAGCCATAATTATAATCTTTGTCTAGTAATTCCTACTTTATCTGCTCTGCTTAAGTGACAATCTAACACTAAAGATATAGAATCTCCGTAACCAGCAGTTCTTTCTATATTATAATCCCCATCTCTTCCGTAGAATAGTTGATTTTCTTTAATAGCATCTACTTCATAGAAGTCCTCATGCCACATTACTATGTCTCCTACCTCTGCAACAGTGTTTATATCTCTTAAATCCTGTTTAAGTATAGCAAAAGATGCTTCTCTACCTAAATCTACTCCGAATTCATCTACATCGTATACCTGATCACCTCTGGTTATTAAGCAATTTAGTTTAATTGGTTGTAAATAAGTCTTTTCTAGTGCTTCCCCGTATAGATTAGTTGATGTATCAACAATACTTAACTTATAAAGGAGTATTTCTTGTTCGATTACGTCCTTAAGTAACTCTCTGTTGATGTTGACCAGTAAATTAAAGTCTCTATTACTTCCAAATATCATTACTTCTCCTCTATAGTTTCGTTTGCAATTTCTATCTTTATTATATTAGGGTATTTCTGTGTAGCATTGGTTTTAAATGCTTCAAATGCCTCTTCTCCTTGTTTTTGTGTTATAAGTTTTACCTTAAACGTCATAGCACCCATTTCGCTAGATGATCCAGCATTAGTAACTGTGGTAATCCCCGGTAATGCACGTAAAAGCTCCGCTATATTCTCGCTTTCACCTTCTTTATACATTATACGTACCATACCTTCATAGGTATTAAATACTATTTGTTCTATTATGCTAAATAACTTCATTATCCTACGTGTATAGTCATTGGTACCTGGGAAAGAGTAGATCTTAGGAAGTCAGCCTCTTGTGATTGTGCTTCCATTTGTGCTCCTCTTGATGTTTCACCTAACATCTCTCTCAAATTAGTTATTAATGCTTCTTTTTCTGTTCTTGCATCAGTTAATAAGTCAGCTTGATTAAGAGTAGCTTCTGCTCCTGGTACTGGTACTGTTTGGTATTTACCTCTTATGTATGCTAGTAATTCTTTTGCTAAAGCTAATGAATATTTGTATATCCACTGTCTACCTACACTATTAATATGTGAGTATGTCGGGTTATTATAGGGCACTTCTGCTACATTAGTAATAGTATTGGAAGCGTTATTAAAATTTATTGCTGATTTATCATTTGATTTATAGTATTCAAATATTAAAGTACCGTCTACGTTAGGAACTGGGAATAATTTTAATTTATTATTTACTAGTTCAAAAGTAAATGTAGATTTTCTAATCTGATCATTAAACTCTATTGCTTGAGTCTTTAATATATCATAAGAAGCAGGCATTAACATAAAATTAACACCGGGACTCATATTACCAAACCCAAATTGATCCATTAATGAGTGAGTACCTGTACCAGTACCTGCATAAGGGTCAAAATACCTTTGAATAGCAGGTGGTGCTTCATAAAAAACTCTTCTTATTTCTATTCCTCCGTCTATTCCTTTATCAGATGCCCATGAATCTAAATCATAGTTCTGTATAGAGCCAGTTATATCTAGTGAACCTGAGTATTTAGTGACATTACCTCCTACTCCTGCTTCTGTACCATAATTCTTAGCTATCTGTACAAATCTATTGATATTTGATTCTATTAATTGATTATTTACTGAGCTTCCTGTTGGAGCACCTTCTAAGTTAAGGTAATTCTCTCTAATCTTATATTGGAAGATTTCATTACCGTAAGTTGTAATAGCTTCTTCAAAACAGGCATAAAAAGATCCTGATTGTAGCTCTACATCCATTAACGGGTACCCTAAACGAGTAGCACAAAAGCTTGCAACTTTATCTGCATCAGTAGCGAAGTTTGTATCGCTGTCATAAAACCCAAAAGGAGTCTGTCCTGAAGAGAAAGAGCTTGTTCCGTTCCAAATACTTGTATTAGCCATCGAATATAGTTTTATAATAAATAGTAAGGTATTGTAATAAGGTTAATGTAAAATAATTAATCCCTAAATGTTTTATATACCTTTAAAATTGGTGAGACTATTTCATGTCTGTGATTCATTAGAAGAGTATGTGTTTTAAACCCTTCTACTTGCTCTTCTATACGAGCTAAAAAAGAAAATCCAGTTTCTCTTTTGTCTTTTAGGTCAATTTGAGCTAAATCTCCACATATTACCATTTTAGATCTTTTGCCTAATCTTCCTATCACTGTTTCCATTTGAGTATGAGTAACGTTTTGTGCTTCATCTACTATTACAAATGAATTTAAAAAGGTTCTACCTCTCATAAAAGCAAAAGGTACTATTTCAATATTACCGTTTTCTAATTCTTTATCTACCTTCTCTTTCTTATACAGCATATATAAGTTATGATAGATAGGTGCTAACCAAGGATCCATCTTTTCTCTAATATCTCCTGGTAGAAAACCTATATCTTCTTTAGCAACAGTAGGGCGTGTAATGATTATCTTATCTATTTTCTTTTGAAATAGTAAATCTAATCCAACTTGAGTAGCTATTAAGGTTTTCCCGCTACCGGCCATACCTTTTAGTACTGTTATTGGTGCTTCTAAAATTAATGCTTTTGCTAACTTTTGTTCGTCGTTTAGTTGAACGTTAAACTTAATAGGACCTTTTGGTCTTCTTTTAGAGACGAAGACCTCGTCTGTATGGTGCTTTTGTGCCATATATCAATAACATTATTATTATATTAATAAATAGTTATTCGATAGTAAATAAAAAAAGAAAGGGGCTAAAAAAGCCCCTCTCAAATATAATCCAATAAAATATAGTACTCTAGATCGTCGCTAAGTCAGAAATAAAGATTTTACCATAAAATTCTGGTCTAATCATTTTCTTCGCGTAACGAGTCATGATACCTTTTCTTGGAGTGAAGGTAGCAGGATCGTATACTAGAGGAGTCATGATTAATGGTACATATGGAGCATATACAGCACCACTTTCTAAGAACTGTCCACCTCTAAATCCACATAGGATAGTGTTTTCAGTCATATAAGGGTTTTTGTATACTTTATATCTACCGTTAAGTTGTCCAACTTTTTGAACACCCATTGCAAATTCAGCCTGATCTCCGTCAGTTTGTGCAGCATATCCTGGAATTGATTCTAAGATAGTAGCTACAGAAGGAGAACATACTAGGAAGTTTGCTCCACCTCTTAAAGTTTTCTGGTGAATTTTGTTAGATACTTTTTGGATTTTAGTTCCTAAAGTTTGGAACCATTGTCCTTGAGTATTGTAAAAATCTGAAGTTGAAACATCCCATGCATTTCCGTTCCAGATCTTATTATTTTCAGCTGACCACTTTTCAGTAGTTCTAGCACCACCGATTAACATATCAAGAATTTCAAGATCGATTTCCATTGAAATGTACTCACTCAATAAAGAAGTAAGTTCAGCTTCAGCGTCAATACTATGGTAAGCATTAAGATCTTGTGCAAATTCTGGAGTCCATTGTGCTTTTAACTTTCTAGTCTTAGCAACAACTGATTCAGATTTCAACTCTACGTTGATTTCTGGAATGCTAATTGATCCAGCAGGAGCATCTTCAAAGTCTCCTCTTGTGTTGTCAGCAGGTTGTACGTGATACTTCATAGTACCTGTAATTGCTACTGCAGCAGTTTCTGTTTTCTTCACTACGAAGTTAACGTTACCTCCACCTAAGAATGTTAATTCAGGGTTAGAAGTAATATCTGTTGAACCAGATACTAATCTAAATGCTCTTACACCTTCTGCGTCAGCTCCAGATGGTAAACCAACTGCTACTGTAAAGTAGTCAGCAGGATCTACATCATTGTCAAATGCAATAGAAGAAGATACAGCAGATCCAGTAGCAGCAGCTGATACAGCAACGCTTTCTGGATTGATTGAATATCCGAATTGACCAGCTCCGTAAAGTCCACCGTTTGGATCTACATCCACTCCGATTTTGTCTACACCTGATGCATTTCCGTACATGCTTGAGTCAGCAGCTCTTCCGTTTACTCCTGATCCATATTTAAAGTCTAAGTAAAATACTAGACCTGAAGGTAAGTTCATTGGTTGAACTGAGACGAAATCTTTAGATGAGATTTGAGCGAATACCTTTCTTACTAAAGGTAAAGCAACTCCTGCCCATTGTTCAGATCCACCACCGGCTGCACCGATTGCACTTCCTCCTGTAGATGATTGCTCAGCTACGATTTGTTTTGCTTGATTTTCTAACATGATAGCCATGTTGTTAGATGTTTTAGCATCTAATCCTTCAAGCAATCCTGATGCTCCCCACTTGTCTGCAAGTTTCGCAGCATCATTTTGCAAGGCTTTGTAGCCATTTGCGCTTTCTAATAGAGAATTAATTTCCATGATTAAAGTTTGTTTAATAGTTTTTTTTTGGTTTTTAAATAATACCAGCTAGTTTTTGCATTCTTTTTACTGCATCACTTACTTCTGAAATTACTTCTGGTTTAGCAGCAGTAGTTCCTGTAGCTTTAGATGCCATTCCTAATTTGCTCTCGTTAACTTTTACAACTTTTTTAGTTATAAAGTTATCAGAAACAGTTTCGAATACTAATTTTACTTCTTTAACTGTTTCAGCTTTGTCAAATGCAGCAATGATGTTAACTTTTTGTGATTCGTTTAAGTTGTTAGACTTAAATACCTTATTAACATATAATAATTTTGCATTAAGAAGATTAACTTCAGATAATTGATTCTGTAGAGTTTCGATAGTATTTAAAGCTTCGTTTAATTCAGAATTATCTTCTTTAACTTCTTCTTTTTTAACTTCTTTCTCTTCTTCTTCTTTTACGTCTTCTGTTACTTCTTCTTCTACTTCCTCGTTAGTAGCTGATTCTAACTCGGCTAATAGTTCGTCTAGGTCAATTTCTTCATCTTCTGCTCCAACTTCCATATCACCTTCAGGTTCTACTTCTGCTCCAGCATCCATGTCGTCCATGCCTAATTCTTCTTCACCACCATCGCCCATTTCTTGTGCGATAATGTCACGAATAAGATCTTTAAGGTCGTCCACTTCCATGTCCTTTACCTCTACTTCTTCTTCGTCTTCTGTTTCTTCTTCACCAGCGTCTTCAGCTTCGTCTTCAGATTCTTCTGAATCATCCTCTGCTTCTTCCATTGCTTCTTCGTCCTCCATAGATCCTTCCTCTACTTCTTCTTCCATTTTATCTTCGTCAGAGTGTTCTCCTTCTTCTACTGTTTCTTCAACAGCTTCTTCTACATCTTCAGTTTCGTTTACTACTTCTTCTTCAACAGATGAATCATCCATTTCTTGAAGTTTAGCAGCTAACATATCCTTAAGGTGTGGAGTTAACGACTCTTCTAAAGCTTCCTTGGCGTTAGCGATAGCGGCTTCTCTAATAGATTTTGCTTCAGCAATAGCTTGCTTGAATAAATCTTTGTTTGCCATTTTAATAATTTTGTTTGATTTCTACGATTATTGTAATCGTAATAGGAAAGTTTATACAAATTAAATACAGTATAGATCACTGTATATTCTTATATAAATATATACATTTTCTAAAAAACTAAATAAAACTTAGTAATTATGCAGATGCTGCAACTGCGCCTGCAATTTCTGCTCCTACTACAGCAATGTCTCTACCTTTTAAAGCGGCTTTGACTGCTGAGATTGTAGCTGTTGCTACGTTTGCTCCTCGTAGAGCATTTAGAGCACCTATTCCTGCTTTTACACCCAATCCTGCTAACATAGCAATAAATAATCCTTTAGCAACTAAGTCTCTCTTTTTTTGGTCTCTTATAAATGGTTTCATAAAGCCACTAATCGCTCTTACTATATTAACTTCATTATTATGAGCCCATTTATGTATTGCGTCTGCTTTATTTGCTGCTTTTTCTAAACCAAGCTTTTTAAAACCTTTTGCAGCATATTTACCGAGTATATCTAGAACTGTATTAGAGGCTAGTGCCCATGATAACACTCCAACTGTTGTAATAACTTCATTGACGTCTCCTTCTTCTCCAAATTCTCCTTCTATTGCTTTGGCTAATTCAGCTCCTAATTGAGTTTCGTCACTTTCTAAAATAAGTTCAGATAATGTTATCATTATGCTCTTAATATATCGTTAATAATAGAATCTAGATTATTGTATTTAGAAACAATCGTTTTTCCTTCTTGCAAAGATATAGGATTCATAAATGCTCCATGAGTAGACGGATTAGATACAAAGTCCCAACATACTAATTCAAAGTCTGGTTGTACCTCTAAAGTGCCCTCATTAGTTTGGTTAACTGATCCTGTACCTCTGGATGAAATACCTATTGTATGTCCTGCTTTTATTATTTCCTTTACTATATTTCCTGCTGGTGTGTTTAGTAGTTCTACACGTCCCATAAGGTCGTTTCCTTTCCACCATAACTCTTTTACTATATGAGAGGCGTTCTTTAAGGAGACAATGGGAGATTCAGGGTGATCCAGTTCTCCGAATGCATTGCCGTTCTTGACAAACTCGTCCATGTATTTTTTAGATTCTCTTTCTAATATAGCCTTACTATAGGTTCTACCATTTTGGTTTTTTGATACTGCTCTTTGCATAATACCTTCAACCTCATATACTCCCGGTTTCTCTTTTGATTCCCTTAGTATAGAGTTAAATGGTGTTACTTCTATTAATAGTTGTGCCATGTTATTTGGTTTTACTTTCTCTTAATGTTCCATTTAAGGGTGCAGAAAATACAGTTTCCTTAGCTGGTTCTGCTTCTCCTAAAGGTGTTTCACCTGAGTTATGCCTGTCTATATCTCTTTGAGATATTACTTTAACTTTTGGTTGATCCAAACCTTTTGTAAACCCTACTTTAGTAACCGGTCTTAAGTCTTTATTGAAAGCTGATTCAATAGAAGGAGCTAAAAATCCTCCTACTTTTAATCCTTCTTCGTTTCTTATGTCTCCTAAAGTGTTATATACTCTTTGGATTTTAGTTCTAGTTTTATCGTAATAAGCTTCTATATCTGTAACTACATCCTGTAGTTGTATAATAGCTGCTTTCATACCTTCAAATCCACCATACTGTTCAGCAAACTTTGCTAATTCATTTGTGGCAGCTTCGTTGATTACTTGCTCTTCTAATACTTTAGATATAATTGCTTTAATATTCTCTTTTACGATCTCATCTTTGCCCATTGATTTCTTAATAGCTGCGTCTTTTGCTGCCATATAATCATCTCCGTCTACATCTCCGTCTCCGTCATGATCTTTCCCTTTCTTTTCATCTACCTTTGGTACTCCATCATCATGTCTATCCAATTCTGGACCATGCATAATATCAACTCCTAAATTATAATGCTCTCCTATAGCATATATTACTTCTTCTGCTTCTTCTGCTCCTGTAGTATCGTTATTTTCAGCTCTATCTTCTATAAGAGCTATAAATTCTTGTAAACTACCTACTCTTTCATTTACTACTACTTCAGCTTCTTCTAATTGTTTTCTACTTGGATCAGCTCCTTCATTAAAGCTAACTAAAGTTTTCTTTATAGCTTTTTTAAAGTTTCTTAAATGATCTAACGCTTCTGCTTTATCTTTTTCTTGTATTGCATCTATAGCATAAGATAAGTGACTTCCTTCTGAATGGTAATTTACGTCTTCAAATGAATCAAATAGTGCTTGTAATGTCTGTAACGGAGTATTAAGTCTTACTTTTAAACCATATTCTAACATTCCTTCATAATCAAACTCTTTTGAAAACATATCTCCAGGTTTGAAAGCTTTTACAACCTTATCTTCTTGTCCATATTTTTCTATATCTTTCATCTGTTGATCAGACATAGCTTCTTGCTTTACATCTCTAGCTGCTGCTTTATATTTAACAGCATCACTTCCTCCAGTTTCTGGTTGTTTATTACCTTTTCTATCAACTCCCATTACTTCGGGTATATCAGTATTGATAGTTTCATACTCATCGTAGTTACTCCATACGTCGTTAATATCATTAAAATCTATATCACCGCTAAAGATATCATCTTTATGAGTTTTAAGGAAATCAATTGCTTCTTGATTACCTACTTTATAGCCTGAATCTGGATGACCTACAATGGTTAAAAAGTCTATAATTTTTCTCATAGCCATTTTTCTATCGTGGTTAGAAGCTCTTTCTCCTGGAACGCCTGGTTCAGTAGGAATAGGGTCTGCTTCTTTAATACCGTGAAGGTTTTTATACCAAGCTTTATATTCTGGGTCTCTATCTAAGTTAGCTAATAACTCTGGAGCTAATGAATCTAATCCGTGATCGTCTACTTGCTGTACAGCTTTTTCTGCATCGTCTGGATCTTCTACATATTTTAAAATAATATCACGTAAAGCATCGAAACTCTCATCATCAAATGCTGTTGGTACTCCAGCTTCTTCTTTAAGTTCAGCTTTTTTCATACCATTAAAAGTATCTACCTCATTTCCTTTTTTTACTTCCACTGGTTTGTCATGCTTATCTACTTTAGAAGATTCTCCGGAAAGTAAGTTTAAGTAGTGTAATGGGTCTTTTAATAGATTACTAACAGCCTTTTCTTTTGCTTTTACTTGGTCTTCTTCTGATACTTTATCTTGAGACATACGTCCCATAGCTTCAAGTTCAAAATCTGTTCCTCTTCTTATTGCTTCATCAGAAAGGTTGTGTGGCTTTTCTTCAGCTTTTTTAGCATCAGAAATCATACCTTTTGTTTTTAAGATTGATACAGTATCTTCAAATCCATTGAATTGAGATATTAAATTTGGCCATGCCATGCGAGCATCTCTAACGAATTGTGTCTTGTTGAACGTTTCGTTTAGTACTCCTCTATATTTTTCAGTTAACGTTTTCATCTAGATAATCAAACATTTTAGTGTTATGTGGTCTTTTTTTTGTTTTTACAGTCTTATAACCTAACTTCTCAGCCTGCTTTGTAGCTCTATTTTTCTTATTCCCTTTGCTAAAAGCAAACGGAGTTTGGTATCCTGCTACTCCAGAGGTGGAGCTAAGTTCTTCAATAACTTCCTTTATAGCCTTTACAATCACGCTACGTTTCATAGTTTTCGCATTTCGCTTACTAGATCGTAATATTGCATTAAGTTAATAAGGTGGTTATCGCTAATTTTTTCAGTCTTTTTAATTTCTTTTATACCTTTAAGTACTTCTTGTAGTTTAATCTTAACTACATCGTCCTTAACTTTTTCTGATAGGTTTTTAATTTCAGTTTTAATCTTAACTACTTCTTCATTAACTAAATTTCTTAGTCGAGTAGTAGAATTAACTGAAGTTATAAATTCTTTTAGAATATTTTTTTGTTCTGGTAGAAGAGTCTTGTAGTTACTATTGAATTTTTCAAGTAGAATCTTATACGTTAGTAACCTTAGGTCTTTATCGTACTTAGAATACTCTTCTATTAAGGTATCTTTAACTGCTTCTTTGTTTACTTCTGATGAAGTTAAATGCTCCAATACTGTTAATTTATTATTAACTAAAAACTCAGGGTTTACTAAAGTATTATTGTTTTGAGCTTCTAATAAACAATATAATGCTGCTAAAGGTTTATAATCTCTTACTTGTATAGCAAAAAAGTCTTCTATGTTGTATTTATCTTTCAATTCAGAAATTAATCTGTACTTAGACTCTTTTAAAGTCTTTTGATTTAATTTCCTAGAAATTTCTGTTATGGAAGAGACTACAGTTTCAGCTTTAGCTTCACTTAAGTTATTATTTTTTAAAATATACTCGTATAATTTTAATTCTTTTCCTAGTACAGTATTTCCGCCGAAGTACTTCTTTAATATACCAACTGCTGCTGATTCATTCTTTGACAGAGTATCAGCTGCTATTTGTTTAACTAACAGTTCGTAGATTAAACCAGTATTTTTAAACTTTGAATGTTTTATCTTCATAATATACGGTTACTATATATAAATATGGGTTAGTCCTCTAAATCTTTAAGTTGATTTTCATCTAATAGCTTAGAAGGTGTTTCTTTATTGTCTTCAAATATCATTTTCTTCTTATCTACAAAAGAATCTTTCATTTGATGGTACATAGTCTGAGCTTTTGTTGTGTTGGTTTCTGCTACATTTTCATTATCAGAATCAAAGCCTCCATGCATGCCGTGAACTCCTAATCTATCTCTTCCACCCATAGGGTCTGCATTAGTTCCGTAAATTGATGCTTTTTCTTTCGGTCTCCCGCCTTCTGGTCCAATTTCGTTATATCCTGGTGGTACAGATCCTGGTCCTCCTCCTTTTTCAGTAGAAGTAGCTCTTCTTCCGTACATAGATGCTAAGTCGTGTGGTGTACCGTAAGATCTACCTGATTTAGCTGGGTCATTGCCCTCTGCTTCGACTTGAGCTATTCTAAATGCTCTTTTAGCATCTTCTCTAACCAAGTCTCTCATTTCATTATACTGATCTTCAGATAAATTAAAGATATGATCATAAATGTAATCTGTGGAGAACATTTTAGAGTCCTTCATTTGATTTGCTAAATCTATTTTCTCTTTAAGTAGTGCTACTTTTTCTTGTTCGTATACTACAGATGGGTTAGTTAACTTCAACTCAAAGTTAGTTAGACTTTCTCCTGTAAATCCTTGTGTATATAAATGTACAAGTGCTATTTTAGTTAACTCTGATTCTACTATCTTCTGTATTCTCTCAACAGTCCTAGCAAATCTTATATCTTCTGCTGCTAATGTAGCTTTTCCGCTTAAATCCCCTTCATACCCGAAGTATGCTTTAGGTATCTTTAACGCAGCAAACATTTTAGACTGTAAATACTGTATATCGTTAGTTCCGTCGTAATCTAAACCTTTAGTCGTTTCAATCCTAGTAGAAGCATCTCCCCCTCTTACAGGTACGTAGAAATCCTCCATCATATTTTGCATATTAAACTTTAAGTTGTACTGTCCTGTTTTAGGATCAACATAAGGAGTCTTTTTCATTGTGTTAATCGTTTTCTGCATGAACTGATCAACTTCTGCTGGTGGTATTGAACCTACATTTACAAAGAATGTTCTTTTCTCTGGTGCTCTCATTATACGGTGTATCAACATCGCATCTTCCATAAGAGTGAGCTGTTTAAATATCTTTCTAGCTGGTTCAATAAAGGATCTACCGTAAGGTAAGTATGCATGATCCGATATTAACCTAAAATGTGCTACTTCGTAATTGTCTAATACTACAGCTTTTGAATCTCTTTTAGGTATGTATGTAGGATCTTGTGATGATGCTAAACCATCAGGGTCTATAGTAAACTGTACTTCAGCAGGTTTTTCAGGATTAGCTCCTTCATGTCTACTCATATTATATACAGTATAAGGTAGTACGTTATATACACCAAACTTTTCTGCTATTTCTAACTTTAAGAAGTAATCTCCATGTTTACACATTCCTCTTACCCAAGACCATAAATTAAACTCTATATTTAATACATCGTAAAATAAATTATAAAGTACTCTTTGTAAATTCTCGTCTGAAGATTTAACTGAAAGTACTTCTCCCATATCGTTCTTAAGAGTTGCTTCGTCTGCTAGTATATCTAAAGCTGATGCTATGATTGGATCAGTATCCATTGCTTCATAGTCAGAGTATAGTTGAATACGTAGTGATTGGTAGTTAAGGTTGGGGTTAAATAAATTTTTATTATTATATATGTGCAATCTAGAGAACCTATCAACTAAAGAGTTAGTTTCAAAGTTTCCTGTGGTTTGTATTTTATTAATATCAGCTACCTTTAAATCGGTACCGCCAACATTTCTAATTATGACATCTGAAGAGAAGAGTCTCTGTAGTCTTGGAAATAGTGATTTATCTGCCATTCAATGAATATTTTAATTCAGTATATATTATAAATAGCTCCTTTATAATAACCAAGATATATCTTCTGGTTCACCGGTGCCATAATCTATAAGATAAGGATTATTTTGTTGGGAACCAACTGATCTCATGATTCCTTTGTTTTGAGCGTTTAAGTTCTGAAATGAGGATAGTTGAGCTCTAGCTAAGTCCATTCCTTGTTGTCTGAGTCTTAGTGCTGTATCTCTTACATATAATGCTGTAGCGCAGGATATTAGTAAATCATCATTGTAGTTAATTTGTGCTTGAGGTTTTCCATTTTTCCAAACAAATACTCTCATTTCACCGATAAGTCTTTTGGATTGTATAGTTACTCCTCTTTCTCTTATATACTCTATCATTTTAGCAATTACTAAAGGTCTTGTTCTAACCGACATAGTAAAACCAGGTACTAATTTATCTCTCTCATACTTAGTCATATAAGACTCTACTGTTTCCATTTGAGAGGTTGAACTATAGTACAGGTTGCTATACTGTCTTTCCATTATCTGTTCGATAGTAGCCCATCCAATATTAGCATTTTCAACTACTAATAATGCTTGATTATATTCTGTTGCTATTCCTACTAGTACATTACCGTAATCTTTAGGAGATAACTTACCTTTGTATTCTCCTACTTGAGTACAAGTCTCAATATCAAATATATGAAATGCAGAATAATCTGCTGAGTCTCCTCTAGCAACATCTGCTACTACCATATATGATTTAGTATAATCTACACCTTCCCAAATCCATAAATTAGTATCTACTCCTCTTTTTTCTAAAGGTTCTTTTAAATATGTCTGTTCGTAGAACATCATATCATCTGGTTCGAATACTGTGTCACCGGATGCTAAAAAATCACAATCACACTCTTGTCCTGCCATTCGAGGTCCTAAATCTTGATCTTGTTGATCTCTCCATTCCTGGTTTCTTTCAGGATGTACTGTCCAGGGTAACTTAATAGGTAGAAAACTATTTTCACCTGATTCTGCTTTATCCCAAGTTTGGTGAAACCAGTTACCTATACCGTTGGGGGTTGATAAAGCCATACATTGCCCACCTGTTGCTAATGTTTGTTGTGCTGCTGTAAACGTTTCTTGAATGTTATCAATAAAGGCTGCCTCATCGATAAGAAGTAGTGATACTGCCTCTGACCTTGCAGCGTCGGCGTTAGAAGATTTTGCTGTAATTTTAGACCCATTTTTTAACCTTAAAGATAGTTTATTTTTTTCTACTGCAGGTAATCTCAACCACTTAGGTAGTTGGTCATACATAAACATAGTTTTAGATACTAAGTTTCTCGCAGTAGCTTGAGTTGTTGCTAAAGCAAGTACGTTCTTATCTTTATGAAATAACATAAGCCACAGAGAGTAACCTGCAGCTAAAGTAGATATACCTAACTGTCTTGACTTAAGAGTAATTAAATATTGATGATCTCTAAATAAATGTAATACTTTATCCTGAAATGGATATAAATTAAACAGTATACGACCTCTTGTAGGATGCTGTATATAACAGTACTTCCTCATGAAGTATGCTGGATCTTTAGCACACTTGATGTACTCTTGTGCTATTATCTTTTTAATATCTTTTGCCATAACTACTTTGCTTTGTAATCACACATTATATGTGATGGGTACAATTTGCCTTGTTTGTTTCTGATATTGATTTTAAACCTATACTTTTCAGATTCAAAAACAATGTCTATTCTTTTACCAGTACCTGTTTTACCGCCGTATTGTATCTCTATACCAGATATAGGTTCCGATGCTTGTTTATTATATTCATCACCAACGAAGAAAAATTCAGTCTTCTTACCTCCTTTTAGCATAAAGTACCCTGTACCTATACCGCTTTCAACTAAATTAAATAGTTTTTCTTTATCGTAATCATTGGTGGCTTTGTGGTATTCTGTAAAGTTGGTACCTGTCTTATCTTCTCTATATTCGTTGAAAACTCTACAGAATAATTCATTATCAATTCCAAAGGTCTCCAGTAGTGCTACTCCATCAGGTGTATCTATTTTTCCGTCTAGAAAATCATCTTTTGGGAAAACACTGACTGCTACACCTGCATTAAAAAATGTTAGAGTTCCACCGTACTTTAAAGAAAGGTATATTTTCTCTGCCCCTTTAATTATAGTTAAATCTGTTAACGTAGCAGCTATATTCTCTCCTGTGAATCCTACTATTGGACCTTTCTCTGTAAATGTTAAAGGTCTTCTTTTATTCTCGCCGCCTTCATTTTTAACATTAAAGTTAGTAGAGGTTAAAGAAAATTCTTCTATAATAGATTTAGTTAATTCTGAATGTATATAATCTTCTATGCCATCTTTGAATTTATTTAAATCTTGAGCAATTTCTTCTTCAAATTTTAATCCTTTACTATTTGCTCCTCTACCTCCTCTTGAACCTTCTCCAAAACTTATAGAAAGACCATTCCATTTAATGAATTCATTAACATCTTCTATTTCAATACCTAATCCTTTTTCTAAGTGTGCTATAAACTCTCTATTGGTTTTTAAACTCCTTGTTATTTTAGGGCTATTTTTCTTATTAGGATCTAATGCTATTGGTTCATTTATTTTTAA